TTGAATGGTGGCTGAAGTTGCATTTCCATACGAAATAGTCGCATTGCCAGTAATAGCTCGGGCGTTATAAAAATTAACCCCCGCCAAGCCATTAGTCCCAATGTTGACCGTGCCGGTAAACACATTGGGGGCAGTGCCCGCGCTGTAGAAACCGTAAGTCGTGCCGCCGCCGGTAGCAGTATTAACTGAAGAATAGAACCCGTAAGCGGTCTTGCCTGCGGTTACTGCGGCGGTGTTGTTTGCATAGAAAGCATAGTTACCAGTCCCTCCAATTAAGTTGGATTCTGAAAGAAACCCAAATTGGGAGGTTACAGTTGACCCCGCGCCAATACTTGACTGGTTTGCGTAAAAATGTTGAATCGACGTAGAAAACGATGCGGCGGCTGTTGTCAGAACGGTTGCATATCCCCGAGCAGCAGCAGTAACGTCACTCTGAACAGTTGCCTGCACAAGGCAGGCGTTCGCACTCGTAGCGCCAGTGATAGCTTTGGCGTTGTAAAAACTATTGCCTGCGGGAACAGTCGTTGCGCCCATACCCACCGCACCGCTTGTGTCGATTACAAACGGGGTACTATCTGGATTAGTATCGTCTTCTACCAACAACGCATTACCTGAGCCAGTTTGCGTAATGCGAAGAGCATTAACAGACGAAGCGCCTGTAATAACTGTGCCAACGGTAGACTCGTTCGTGATTAAAAGCGGGCCGGTTTTTAGTTTGTAATTGATAAACGTAATTACCGCGCCTACACCACCTCCGTTACAACGGATAATAGCTTCAAAACCGTCTTCAATAGTTACCGCACGGTTAAGATCCGAGCCATTCCAAGTTCCTTGAAAAACATTCAGCGATTGCCCCGTGGAATTACGAATGAAGTAATACCCAGCAAAATCGTTAGGGGCAATTTGCAAATATCCCGCAGACCCTAACGCTCCTGACGCAGTAAGAATTCGCTTCTGCCCATCAGAAGCTGCGCCGTCAGTAACTTGAAGGATAGTAGGAGCGCCAACAGCAGTGCCGGTTACGGCGATAGTAACCGCGCCAACAATTGCGTTGTCGATAATCGCGCTGAGATTACTATTAGTAGTGAGCCCCCACGTACCGGCCTGTTCGCCTGTGCCGATAAGTTCGATACCCAAATTAGAAAAAGTAGAAGCCATTTTTTAAATCCTTTACGCAGCTATTTGCGTCCAATTGGGGGTTTGGGCATCATTGACATCTGTCCAAGTACCCGTCTGAGTATCATTAATTACCGCCCAGCTTGGATTTTGGTTGGGGGCTATCTGGCTCCATATAGTAAGGGAAACCGTCCCAATCACTCCAGTCGTCGTAACCCCGACAAGGTTGGCTTCTGCACCGGGAATAGCGGAGACATTCCCTACGACCCCAGTCGTCGTAACACCTGTAAGCGCGACATTAGCTGCGCCGGAAACAGAAACAGTACCAACTACGCCGGTCGTAGTACGTCCAGTAAGGGCTACGTTAGCTGTACCAGAAACGGAAACTGTTCCAACTACGCCAGTCGTAGTACGTCCAGTAAGGGCTACGTTAGCTGTACCAGAAACGGAAACTGTTCCAACTACGCCGGTCGTCGTGACGCCCGTGAGGGCAACGGAGTTACTTACCCAAACGGTAGAAAACGGCGCTCCAGAAAACGGCGCGACGGAAAACATCTACTAGCCCCAAGGAAGGGGTAGGGATACGACCGGAGGCTGCTGCATATACACAATCTGCATGTTCAGATTAGTTTCAATGGCCGTTTTAGCATCACTACCTATTTGCGCCCATACCCAGTTAAGCACTTGCTGCTCAGTGAGTTGATCGTAGGGGATAAAAGTCCCCGTCGGCGCGGGGATTTCAATCTGCCCGCCGCGCCGGGCTTCATTTACACCGTCAGTATCTGATGCCAGCCAATCAACAAGGTAGACAACATCGGCCTGCCCGGATTCTTGCGTTTTGACCATCATTGATTGAACAATCCAAGTTGTCATGGCGATTAGCTCCAGTTACCAACCGTTTGCACGGTGCTAGACCCAATCGGGGTAAAAACAAAATAAGACCCAGTAGCGACTACGTTGGCGGCTGCCACCGATAGCGCGATAGAAGGGATGATAGTTCCGGCAGTAGTGATCACAATAGACCCTTGAACCAGCGCATACCCAGTCGTAGTGGTAGTTGCCGGGGTAATAATAGTAGCAGCAGCAGTATTGCTAAACGTGGTGTTCGCCGCAGTGGTTGACGTTGCTGATTTATTAGCGGTAGCAAGATAACGGAATCTGCCGAGGGCTGTGCCGCCAAACCCAAACGCTATTGTCCCGGATGTGGCGGAAAGAGCGCTTAGGTTCAAAAGGCATTCAAATAAATACGAACCAAGAGTTACCGTCAAAGTTCCATTAGTTGTAGCGTTAAACGCCTGCTTTAGTACGTTGGCGGTGCCAAGCGGGGTCGTGTAGTCTGAGGTCAAGATGACAAACTGAGGCGCGGCTACAACGCCTCGCTGACTTGCCTCGCCAGAGAAATAGAGGTTTTCTCCGTCGTACTCCATTGCCCCGGCTTCAGCCGTTGTCAGGTTTGTCCCTGACGTAAATTTTAGCGGAGCGGTGCCTGCGGTAGCGGTGCCAGCAGAGGGCGTAAGTCTTCCAGTGACAGTAGTGAAAGTGCCAGCAGCCGCAGCCGTTCCACCGATAGCCGGAGGAGAAGCTAAGTAGGTGCTAAAGCCCGTACCGGAGACAGTCGAAGAGGCGCTAAGGGTAGTAAATGCGCCAGTCGAAGGCGTAGTAGCCCCTACGGTTCCGTTCAAAGGGCCAGAGAACGCAGTGGTGGCAGTGATCGTAGTGCCTCTAACGGTCGAGGCGGTTGTTCCACCGATAGCCGGAGGAGAAGCTAAGTAGGTGCTAAAGCCCGTGCCGGAGACAGTCGAAGAGGCGCTAAGGGTGGTGAACGCCCCGGTGCTGGCGGAAGACGCGCCTATCGTAGTGCTGTTAATAGTCCCCGCAGTGAACGGATACCCCGCAATATTGCCGCTGGCGTCTTCATAAACCGCTTTACTTGCCGGATAGACACAGAAGACGTTGGATGTGCCGGCAAGTGTGATGGCTGCCCCAAGGGCTGATGAAGCTAAAATCGTGGTACGCGCAATTGCATTGGGGCCGATAGAAAAAGTCCCTAATCCAACTTCCCACGCGGTGCCGCTAGTAATGCAATAGTATGTGGTGTCTCCGTTGTTAAGTCCTGCATTAAAAAACGATTGAAACCCGGACACAGCCCCGGCAAGGGTAACCGTCCCTGTGCCCGTAGTTGTCGTCGTTTCTTGTACGCGGTCGAAAACATTGAACGCCATAGCACCCTCTTACTGAAGCTGAATGATCGCCGCAGTCACACCGGAAGAATACGTCGGGAACGTCACCGTAAACGTACCGCTGGTCACCGTCTTAGCGCCACCAAAATCCAACACTGCAACAGCGCGGTTAGACTGCGAAGAGTTATAAATCAAAGCGCCGTAAGCGGTGAACGTAGCCGAAGTCCACGAGGTCGTTGAAAAGCTGATGTACGCCACGTTATTGGTGCTGGTCGTATCAGTCGTCGGAGCCGTGGAGATCGTCAACGAGTTCCCGCCCGTGGTGTACCCACTACCAGACGCAAGTTCATTTGTCGCCGTGTAAGCCGTAGTGGTTTTAGAAAGGGTCGCAGCAGTATCGTATAGCGCAAATTTGAACGTATCCGGCGTCGTATTCAAAGTACGCGCAGGATTTGCTGACGTTGAGAATAAATGGTAGCACTGCATCAACTCCGCTTTAAAGCTGGCGCACATTGCTTGCGTAATAGGCATATCAAATCTCCTTTACAATGGACGCCAACTCAGGCGAACCAACTTTAATTAAAGCATTAGCAATCGTCACGCGGTCGTGCATCACCGCCTGCCGCATATGGTCTAGCACCACATCACGAACCAAAGCACGGTAAGTTAACGCTTGTTCGCGGATTTCTCTGGGGGCTGAAACAGACACACTCAGAATTTTATCCATTGCCAAGTCAACAAGCTCATCCGGCGTAAGTCCACGGTAGTCCGTAGTGATAACCACCGCACTTCCTACAGTTCCGCCCATTGCTTCTATCATATCTCCCCCCCTATTGAACTGGGTAACGGACTTGGCCGGAGCGGTAAGCAGCACGGAATCAAAGTTATCACCAAGCCAAGTAGTGCCAGCGGTGACGATGGACTCGGGGTAATAGTAGTAATGCAACTCGGCGGTGTACGCATAATCCGGGGTTGGCCCAAGGAGAAACGAGTTGGCGTCGAAGATGGCGTAATACTCAGGCGTTGCTCGATCTGCCGGAGCATTGGTCGGATACGCTGCCCGGATGAAATTTACATCCTTATTGAGTAGGTATTGGTATTCACCCGCTGCGGTAATCACCGCCAACGAAAATGTCGCCAACCAGTCAGTAGGCATCGTGAGATAAGAATTTCCTATCGTCAAAGTCCCAGTCACGTTTTTACGAAAAGCCGGAAGCTGAACAGTGTTATAAACCCGCTGTTCTGCCTGCTGAATAAACGTATTAATATCAGTCGTAGTAAATTGGTTCTCTACATACGACTGAATTTCCGCGACTAGTTCAGAGTAATTCATCTATCAGCCCATCTTGTCGCTGACGGTAATGCCCTTGGTCGCCGCGCCATACCCACGCATTTTGTTGGTCTTGGCCTTCAACGGCTTTTCATAATCGACGTTAGAGATATTTCCAACGCTGATGTAATCAAGCGGCATTGGCTCGACGTTGCGCTTGGTAAAGGTGTTCACATTAACATCCTTACCGGACATCGTATGGGGCTTGGCGTAGACCGCTGCTTGGCCCACTTCTTTACCGCCACGCTTCATGCTGTATTTAGCCATTACCGCCCCCGCTGGTTTTTGGCGCGAGACATGTTGCGCCCCATCGTCTTGCGATCCATCGAAGTCGGGCCACCCTTCTTCATGGCCTTAACGCCCTTTGGCTTTTCAGCAGCGGTGATCCCGTGCATCATCGCTTCGTGCTTCGCCATACCACCCTTATTCATCTTTTTCATGTTACCGATACTCCTACAGTCCCTATTACGCCTATTGCCAACAAATCATTGGGGGTCAACACATTATTTCCACCTAACCCCACTGGGCTCCAACCCCATTGAATATCACGGCTACCCCCACTTGGGTCTCCTAAATAATTTAACCCAGACACAATATAAGTATTGTCCCGGCGAGGATTCCGTACCGCTTGCGGGTCTTCCACAGGATACATCCCCTGCAAATTCTGTGGATGGTCGGGCTCCCAGCAAGTCGGACACACCAGCATATTGGTCTTCTTCGTCCGAATGACCAATTCTTTCAACTGCTTCAGTTTATACCTCTGACCGCATCTATCGCACTCGGCAATAGCAATCCGGCCAGATGTAAACTTATTGCTCATTGAATAAACATTTCACGCGGCACAATCCGCCAAGAAGCCTTATCACGGTCTTCATCAGACGCTTGCTGCCAAGCTTCGTCGTACATCTGCTTAAGCATAGGAATCCGTTCCGCCGCTTCTGGAATCTTAAGCGCCACATAGTACGCTAACCCAGCGACCATTGCAGGCAAGAAACGGAACGGAATGTCCTGCGTGTTCACACCATTCCCAGCATCCAACATCCGGCGCAAGCGCCAGTAGACAAGCTCATAGGTGCTGGACACATTGGGCACGGGCCACAAGGTGAACGTCGGATACTGCACGCCATTAGGCTGCGTAGCGCCGCTCAGGCGGTCAATTGTATCTACGGGGAGGGAGTAGGTGGCTTGCCCTTGTACAAGAGCTACCGAGTCAGACTCGACTGTCCATAAGTTAATCCCACGATTCGCCCACTCGGCAAACATCAAGTTAAGACTGCGCCGGGCCGTCCGAAATTCATAACCAGTTCTTAACTCCGCGCCCGCCCGCTCAAACGCCTCTTCGATCAGTTCGTTGAGGTTGAGGTTAAATACCGGGGGGGATGCGGAGGTAGTCATTCTTGTTCCTTACCTTCAAAATTCAAATATGGCTGCGCCACTCTATCCATTGCGGCTTTACGCTGAATATATTGCTGGGCTACATCTGGAAGCACGCTTAAGATACCAGAATTTTCTAAAGTTCTTTTCCTATCTTCCCATTTGTGAGGAACGTGCGCCGCGTAATTTTCTGGATCTGCTGCGCTACGAAGGTTATGAACCCCAAGCTGATTATGTAAAAGTTTTTCTAATTCGGGAATTGGAACATCATTTGCTGATTTCCCATGTATATTTTCATATAAAAAACGTAAATTTCTTATATAATCAGGATGAGAATCAGATGATAACACATCTAACAAACGATTTTTGTTTTCGTTATCTACCAATTTATGTCTAAATTCGTGAGCAAATGTTCTGGGAGATGCCCCCGCCCCAAGACCATAAACTAATTTGCTGGGGGAAAGAATATCTTCAAGCTGCCCAAAAGTGGTTGCTAAACGAGCGTCTTTTTTTCTCTCTTGTGTAATTATGTTAGGGTCAAGATGTTCCGCCCGATACCTATATCCAAGATCTGTATATTTTGCGTCAGGACGCCCAATGTTTGCTGCTTGAGATCTAGTATTTTCGTCAACAAGATGTTCGTATTCCGGCCCAAGTTTAGCGCGTACTGCCGCAACAAACTCAGGATCATCGGTGGAAATGCGCCCACCATAAGGGTCTATTTGCTGAAAATATTTATGCGATCCTGCTGGCATGGCTAAATCCTAAATTTTGCCGTCTTCTTGGCAATCTTCTTTGGCTGCGCTACGAACTGTTTGCCAGCAGCTTTACCCGCACGTTTTGCTTTGGTCGTAGCAGCGTACTCAGCGGAGGACAACGACTTAATGGCGTTTTCCGGCAGATACCGTTCTCCCGTTTTGGAAGATGGCTTACCAGACTTAGTGCGCCATTTCTGGTCGCCCCACGCCTTTAAAGATTGCTGTGGTGCTTTCATCAGTCGCTGTACCCGCCGCCAGCGTCCTTGTACTTCTTGGCAACTAGCTGCGCTTTACGGGCTGACCACTGCCCTGCTTTAGTCCCATGCGTAGCGGCGGCTTTGACCTGAGACACGATCTTCTTACGCAACCCCGGCTTGGTGTAGTTTCCAGCGGCGTTGGGATCTTAGCCTTACTGATAGCCCCCATGCCGCGTGAGTATCTCACCGCATCGTGCCTTTGGTCTTGCCGCGCTGGGCGCAGCCATCCCCACGGGTTTTCTTCACCGCGCCGCCGCTTGCGTAGGTTTTGGGTTTCACTTTACCGCCGCGACGCATTTGCTGCGGCTGCTGCACAGGCTGACCGATATTCAACGGGCCGAACGCTTGTGGGCTAGTTTGCACGCCCCCTACGCCCGTGCCCGTGTCGGATCCAATCTGAACCAATGGGGCGTTGTTACCCAGCCCAATCCCACTAGTGCCACCGCGAGGTTGATCAAAAGCAGACTGGATTCCAGAAGAAGCAGTGCCGCCATCTACAAATCGCTTAGTGCGCTTTGTCATTAGCACACCTTACCTTTGGTCTTGCCGCGCTGGGCGCAACCGTCGATCATGCCGCCCTTCTTGTAGCCCTTCACCTCAACGCCGCCACCGCGCTTCATGCCTTTGGCTTCCTTTTCCTCATGTTTAATCATGGATTTCGGAGCGCCCTTCTTTTTCATGAACGCCATTTCCTTCTTCACCATCTTCTTGGATTCGCCAACTTTACCGCCAGCAGCGTATTTTTTCGCTTTAGGTGTTTCTTTCGGAGTGGTCTTCCGCATGATTTCTTCTTTGGTAAGACCGTCTTTCATTTCTTCATCGGTAAACACGCCGCCTTTACGCGAATTCAAAAACGGGTCTCTACCAACATCGTAGTTGGTCATCACATCCCCATCGGTTTTTCCGCCAGCAGCAAACTTTTTCATTTTTGATTTCCCAGCTTCGCTCATCGCGATAGCCATTGCTTGTTTACGATTAGTGACCTTCCGCCCACTGCTGGACTTCAATGCGCCGCTCTTGAACTCGCCCATGACCTTGCCGACTTTACCGCCTTTTTTAAAACGATCCATCGCATTGGTAGACGATTGATTTGATTCAAGCCCCATTGAAGCCCGCTCGGCTCTAGACTTACCTTTAAGGTATTCTTTGTAGGGGATACCCATTTCTTCAGCTTCACGGCGATATTGTTCATTCCGGGTGTTAGACGTTCCGGGTTTGTATTGATCGCGGTAGCCAGCAATGCGTTCCATATCGGATTTATTGCGAACCAATCTGCCGGGAGCCACACGAGAACGAACATCTCTTAGACCCCATAAACTCATTTCTCAGAATATCTGCCCCGCCGCGAACAATTGCTGGCACAGCTTTCCGGAGTACCGAACGTGCAGCTGCACCCGGAATTAGATATTTCTCAGGGGCAAATTCTTCAATCCCATCGGCTTTATCCAGCGCAATTTGCTCGTCCCTGCGGGCTTTTTCCGCAGCCATCCGCTTGCTTTTATAATCAGAATCGCGTTCATTCGCGGATTTTTCCGCAGCGCGACGGCCCATAGCTTCCATACCAGCCGTGTAGCCGCCCATATCAAACCGTTTTACGTTGCTCTTTTTCATTAGCAATTCCATGCCCGAAGGCTTTTGTTGATCCTGCTATTAGGGTCGCTGGCGGTTTTCTTACTCGTCAGCTTCTTCTTCATCCCAGACATCCGGGCACAGAATGAATCCCTACGCGGGCCACCTTCCGGCTGGGGGGCTTTCAACCCCGGCTTACCGGGATTGGCTTTGTTGTAGGACGCACGACCTTTGGCGTTCAATCCGCCCGATTCGGCCTTGCCTTCTTTACGAGTCCATGCGGGTGACTTAGCCATTAATCCACCAAACTACTTTTGATTAAAATGCCTTCGATGACAATACCCACCGAAGATGTACTACTTTGGCTCTTTGCTTGCCACTGGATGCTAGTCTTTTCGGGGTACGGAAACGGGGTTACTCGCAAAGCAGAATACGCCGCTGTGCCGCTGAACGGCTGCCCTGCGGGCACGGAATAAATCGACATCTGGCTTTTACCAATACCAGCATTAATTTTGGCGTAGGTAGTACCGCCATTGCTGATAGTGATGTTGCCCACAGCATTGCCAGAAGTGGTAATCACGTTATTGACATGCAGGAAAAGCGCCGTGGTCGTAACCGGCGTAAGCCCGTTCATCGTAAGATTGGCGATAAGCAGATTGTGGTTTGTGTCTAATCCTTGGATCTGAATAACCACCGCAGTGTCGGACGCACTATCGCTAACGGCTGACATAGCAACCGCTGAACCGGGGTAAGGGATAGCAGCAACATTTTCCCAAACCGGGACAAATGTAGTTGCTACGTTTTCTTGGTACCCAAAGATATTGACCAGACTATGCCCAGTAATCTGCCCCCGCGCAACCTGTAGCTCAAAAGGCTCGGAAAGCCCGAACCTACTAATTGAACTTGTGACGCCTGTAGCCATTTAGAATCCTAACTTGAAACAAAAATCTAATTGCGGAGAACCGCCGCCAAAAACTACGGTGGTAAACGCCCATCCGATATTGCTGCCACCATTTGTACTGTTAACCGCAGTCCATGTGGGGGTGTTTACCGTAGTGTTAGTCAGGGTTAAATATTGAAAAACTTTAGTCGCGGGAGTGCCGACAAAATATGAGGGATACGGGCCAAAACCATCATCCCCGGTGCCTGCAATAGCAAGGAGTTTACCCGCTACGCCCTTCATGGTGATGCTGTTATTTACAGTGATTGAATTACCGACCTGCCCATCGGAACTTGCCAACCCTATAGAACTGCCTGTAGCGGTAGAAATTATAGATAAATTATTTACAGTGCAATCACCTGATATACCCCCAACAATCTGTCCTGTAGGAGAAGACACATTAAGCGTGTTTACATTCGCCCCGTTTAAGTTTATATTTACCGAAGGATCATAGTAATTAAATACGGGTGTTCCGGTTATAGCAATGGACGATAAATTTAATGTCGGTGTTAGCCCATTAACCGTAGTAATGGTAATAGTGCTAGTGCCAAAATTTACAGTTGGGCTACTAAAATTAGTATAAAATTGCCCAATAGACAGATTACAATTATTAGTAACTAAAGCTGTAGTCGAATTATAATCAGGAGCAAGTAAGCGCAAAAAAGCGTTGTTGCTACCGGCGGATAACGTATGTGGCCCTGCGCCAACAATAATAAGATTAAAATTGGCTTTAGCTGAACTGTTTACACCGGACAGATTTATAGTGGTCGCGGTAGTGCCGTTTATCTTGACATCAGAATAATATAGCTGACCGCCGCTAATATCTAGGCTATTGCCTGCGCCATTTTTACCCGCAATAGCAATGGTAAAAATATCAATATTAGTTCCGTTACCTAAATTCCCGGTAAACGAAGAATCGAGCGTTAGCGATTGGCAGTTAACAGTTATTCCGGCAGTTACAGGCGTAGCCGCCGCGCTGGTAGACGTAAAGATCACATCATCCGCAGACGTAGGAACAGTTCCAGTAGACCAAATAGCCGTATTAGCGGCTGTCCATGTTCCTGCTGTTCCGTTACGGGTGATGGTAGCCATAGCTAGTAAATCGCCACCATGTTGGTAGCAGTCGTGCTGGTGGCAAACACCTTAAGGACTTGGACGGGGACAACCCCGCCCGCCTGCACGCCTACGAAAGTAACGTCATCCCCCTGCGCGGTCAGAACGCGCACGTTACCGGCGACCCCAACGTAAATGATTGACGGATACGTCAACGGCACCGTATCGCTCGCCGTGAAAGCCACCGCTCCCCCCGGATACCGGGGGAAGGTCGGGCTAGGGTTAGTTACCTTTGCCATTGCGGGCTACCTATTAAGCGGAGGTCGGGAACTGAGCGCCGTTGGAAGCGCGCTGCACATACACCACAGTCATTACAAACTGACCAGCGGTCAAAGTAGCGGTGGCAACTACGTTCTGCACCCACAGCGTCACATCCCCGTTAAGAGCGGCGTTCTGATAGGCGAGCACAAGCGCGGCGGTATTAAAAACTGTAAAACGCCCACCAGCCGTGGTAGCAGTTCCAGTAAAAAGACTAGCGTTACCAGACGAAGTACCTACGGCAACAGTAGTAGTGCCGCCGGTAGCCGCCACAGTTTGATCAACAAAAATGTTGATGATCTGAGAACCTTGCGGAATGATGATGCCAGTGTTGGTATTAGTGGTGCCTACCACTGTGTTGGTCAAGTCACCCGAATTGTACGAGCGCGATAGCACTACGAGCCCGCAGTTCTGTCCGGGGGTGTCTTTAACGGTGCCACACCGAACGGGGCCGGAAAAGGTAGAAAAACTCATTGAATTGTCCTCTCATGCGAGTTCAGTGCGACCATCTGCATGAAGTCAGCCGGGGCGGCTGTTGGTCACACCGGGAAGCCCCGGATTGAGAACTCATATAGCATAGAAAAAACCAAAAGAAAAGGGGCCGAAGCCCCCTTTCTCAAACCAAATTGCTTGGTTTTAGGTCGAACCCGGAGAGCCGAAGATGCCCAGCGGGTCAGACACGCCGAACGAATAACGCTCGCGGGCCTTGTAGCGCACGTTGCCGGTGTCGAAGTCGCCGTCCATGCTGTTAGCCAGCGGGGCGCGGACGAAGTGCTTCAGACCATTCGGAACATCGGTGGTCAAGAACCAAGCGTTGTTGTCGGTCAGCCAGTGGTTGACCGTGTAGCCGCCCGGAATCGAGCCGTTGTTCTTCAGCGCGTTGATGTCGTTGTCGGTCGTACCAACACGCAGTTCCGTCTCAAGGAGGCGGGTCGCGACGAACATCAAAGCCGGCGGGATAATCAGCTTCTTCGGCTTCGCAGCAATCAGCAACGAGCGTTCGTCAGTCCAAGCAGCAATCTGAATGACCGCAGCTTCAAGCGACGTTTCGTTGAGGTCAGCGCCGACCGAAGGACGGTTGCTGTTGGTGCCGCCGGAAACCAGCGGGTGCGCGGTGCTGAAGAGCGCCTGACCGTCACCATAAGTGACCGCAGAAGAGAAGCCCTGATTGAGGGTGTAGGCAGCTTTCACCTGTTTGGTGTAAGCCATCGCACGGGCCAGCGCCTTGGTATAGCGGCTGGACAGCGAGTCGTAGAGGTTATCTTCGACAGCTTCTTCCGTGATCGAAAAGCCCAGTGCAATCGTTTCGTGGTTGTAACGAGCAGTCCAAGCTTCCTGCGCGTTATCATACGCAATCGCCTGACCTTCGTTCTTCACCGGAGCGGCAGAGAAACCCGACAGCTTGGTTTCTTCTTCAAAAGAACGCTCAGAAGTCTCGGTTTCGTAGATTTCTTTGTGTTCTTCGCCATAACGGCTGTACTCCAGACCGAACAAGGCGTTCAGACCGGGGAGCAACTCTTTAAGTAATTGAGCGCGTGAAATTGCCATTTAAGTTACTCCTTAAGCCGTTGCACTGCTGTAGTAGTTGTGGATCAGCAGGTTGGACTTCACCAGAATCTCAGGATACTGAGTGAAAATCACAGTGCTAGTGTACACGCCACTATTGAGCGTGAAGGTCGCGGCTTGATTCAATACAACCGAAGTCGCACCGGCAGCGGCGGCGGTATCTACAAAAGACCCAGTATCCGCAATCTGGCCGGAAGTGGTCAGAACCGACACATGGGTGCCAACTGGCAACGCAAACGGAAGCGCACTAACGGTCAGCGTGGTAGTACCCGCGCTAAACGTCGCGGTGCCAAGATTAACCGCCGTATCCGGCACGATACCTACGCAACGAAGCGGGAGAATCGTGGTAACCGGGGTATCAACGGGAGCCAGCACAGCATTGGACGAGTTGCCGGTGTTCACGTTACCCGTGCTGTTGTCGATCATGGACAGATTCAAGCCCACCATCGCTTTAGCGCCAGACGCCACAGTCGTACCAGACGAACAAACAACCGCTTTGAAGACCGTATCCGGGTCATCACAAATAATCGCAACGGCGTCGCCAGCGGCGGTGCCAGCGGGCCAATACTGCGACCACAGCTTCTGCTTGGTAGCGGGGCTGGTATAAGTGCAGCCAAGGAAAATACCTTGAACCTGATTAACGCCCGTACCAGTAGAAACCGCTGCGCGGTTAACAAAGCCACGGGTTACAACAACCCAGTCGCCGTAAAAGATATTAGTGTTATAGCCGTACTGGATCGGGAGGTCACGGGTCGAACCCGCAAACACCTGTCCACCGATCAAATTGACCGGTTTCAAACCATACGGCGCATCAACAACAGGATATGCCATTTCAAACTCCTAAAATTATTTGGAACCACTACCGAAGGTCACGGTACTCCGTTTGTCCTTGAATAGCGGCATACGCGGGTCGTTCTCCCGCATGAAATTGTTGTCAACAGACGCCACCTGATCTTCTGTTTGCTTCCGATAGTGCGCGTCACGTTGCTGCGTAAACTCGACCGGGGTCTTACACAAAATAAGCCCGCCGGACTCAATAGCGTCTTTGAACCGACTGTTTGGGTCGGACATGGAAAACGCCTCTGGATGTTCAGAGGCTTTGACGGGTTCCCAACCTTCTCGGAATTTGGACGAGATGTTGTTTACGTCAGGGGTGCCCAAGGTGCTGATGCGAATCCATCGGTAGGAATATCCCGGCTCCTGATTAACTTCGGGAAGCAACGACGGCGGTGCCCAACTTTTGGGTCGGGAAGCAGCGTCTCGGGTCTCCATTTCTCGCGGGGTTCTATTTTCAGCCATTGGCGTCACCATTCAATTTGATCATTTCACGGGCGTACTGTTCTGGGGTCAACCCAAGTTTTCTAGCTAGAGAAACCTGAGTCGAAGTCAGCACAACTTTGCGGGGGGCCGTAGAACGCTTTGCAGAAGCCACCACTGTACCGGGTTTCTTCTTCTCACTTACCCCAAATTCTTCTGGGAATCTACGCCGCATCTCTTTGTCGATACGCGAGTAGTATTCGTCAGAAGTGGGGTCTACGCCCTCACC